AGTGAGATAAATTCTTCTTTCATTTTCTTTTTCTTTTTAGGTTTATCAGTTGAAACGTAAGTTGGTTTTGCAGCACCACTCTTTCTTTGTTGATTTGGATCTGCTTTCTTTTTTCTTCTTGCTGCTGATAGTCTTTCTTTCTTACTCATACTTGCTCTCTTTGCAGACGATACACACTTTGGAGTACCCTCACCTGGTTCATCACTGGCACAAGTACCACCAGTAACAACATTCACCCATCCACCTTTACCGTCCTTAGATTTAGAACCCTTGAACCATTTATGAAGTGAACCCTCTTTCACTTCTTCTTTATCTGTCATATAATCAGCAGCGGTATCAAGATAATCTGCTGCCTTTGTAATTTTGGACTGAACCCACGCTTTTACATCACCTTCACCATCACCAACTTTCTTTTTGATTTTTTTCGCAGCGACCATAATATTATCAGTTTGACGACGAAAGATTGCGGCTTCAGCGGTCTTACCCATCACTCTCGCTCTTTGTTCCATAGCAATCGCTGCTTGGATTTTATGAGCATGTTTTCTACTTGATTTACGAATTTTTGCCACGCTTGCTTTAGCAGTAGCAACGTCCTTGAAACCAAGTCCATGAATAGTTCCTTTAGGATCTTCATCTGTGTATAAATCGCTATGTTTTTTAGACTTAGCTGGTTGACCTTTTTTACGAGGAATACGAGGATTTGATCCTTCGTTTATTTTTTCGATGTAATCTGCTTGTTTAGCGTGACCTTTAACTGATTTTCTAAGTTGCTTAACAATCTTAGTCAATTGTTTGTCTTTCGCTTCATTCATCTTTTTCCTCTTACCCTGACAATGTGCTTTTTGACTGAAACCCTTTGGATTATTGCAATCAATTGACTTTTTGTACTTTGATGACCATCCTTCTTTTACAAGAATGCCATCATCACGAACCTTATATCCCTTTGGGATAGGTTTGTACATCTTGTCTGTGTTACAGTAGTAATATCCTTTTTTAGGGGACTTCTTGCCCATTACAAACTATTCAGAGTTATTATTATTTAGTAAACCATCTTTTATCATTTTTGACAACTCACTTGTAGAACCTACAAATAAAGCATTATTCGTGACAGTATTTTGCTTTTTGGGATTATCCTCATCTATTTCTTTTAATTTTTTTTGTAGATCCATTAACTTGTCAGTGCTATCGGCTACACTTTTAATTAACTGACCAGCTACTTCATATGCTCTTGGACTTGCAGTTTCACCTGCTACTTCCATAATACCATTGATTGCCTCCTGCCCCTTTTCTATTAAAGAGTACAAGTTACCACGAGTATAATCATAATCCTTACTAATATCATCAGTAAGTTTCTGTAAGTTATTTTTCCGATTATTTTCTTTTGTAATTGCATTTACTTCAACTGGATCTGTGTTGAATGTGTCATTTAAAGAATCATATGAGTTTTTCATGATTATAGATCCTGATTTCGAGCAGGAGCGAATTCTTTACCATCACCAAAGAAGGTTCTTTCTTCAGTAAATCCGAAATCATCACCAGGTTCGATGAATGGTTCGTCTTGTTTATCTATAACACCATCATCATTATAATCCTTTTTCGCTTTCGGAACCACAGTATATCTTTGTTCTCTCTTTGCGGTTCTTGTGTTTGAATCTGAATAGTAATCCACTTGAACTTTGCGAATAAGTCCTTCGGGTGTTTTTGCAATATGACCAAACATAAAAGTCTTTGCGGTAAATGATAATGTGTATATTAATGCTCTTCTTGTCGAAAAATCTCCCTCATAATCATCCTGTTGATTAATAGAATTTAAAATCATTGGTACATCTCTTTTTTCACCAATAGATTTTACTAAATCAATTGATAATGTAAAACCTGGTTGAAAGAAAGGTAATATTTGCTCTAATATTTGCAATCCATCATCTTGTAATTTTACAAGTATATTCAACTCAAATCCTAAATTATAAGGAACAGGCATAAAAACTTTTTTCATCTTATTGCCATCAGTGCTATCCGCTGCTTTAAAAGTTTGTGTTATACCTGCCTTTCTTGTAGCATCGTATGAAATACTTGTTATCTCAAAAGACATTCTTGGTAATGTAATTTGAGTTGCTTTATTTAATTCTGGTTGTTGTTGAATTCTTGCGAGAAACTTTTGTCTTGGACCGTATGCGACTGGGACTTTAATTTCTGATAACGGATTACCTGCTGGATCATCATGACGCACATGAATATCATTAAACAATGTGCCAAAAGCAATAACTGTTTTTCTAATTATTTCGTGATAAAAGTAATTTCCTAACATTAGAATGTACCAAATGGATTAGATTCCGTGAAATCGAGAATAGCATCCGCTTCCGTCTCAAATATGTCACCTTCATTATATTTATCGGTGCTATCATCCCTATCATAAATTGATACACTAAATACTGCTCCAGATGTAAGACCTTTTATATCCTCTCCTTTGAAGAAACCAAATATTGTTTCACCAATACCAACATTAGAAATTGATAATATTCCAGTATCTTGATCCCAATTTTTAACTCTTGCTCTTGTTTTTGAACGTTGACCCTCTATGATTTCATTAAACAAGTATGTTCCAATTCCACTTATTGTTTCAGGATCTGCGATGGTAACTGTTGGAAGTGATGTATAACCTTGACCTGCATTTTCAACGAATATAGAGTTCACTCTATTAAATCCATTTCCTGCATCACCAATCGAAGCAATTCCCACAGCACGATCACTCGCAACACCTGCTTGAGGATTTGAAATTGTGACAGTTGGTGCTGTACCAAATCCAATACCATTATCAGTCATAACAAATCTAACAACACCCTGAGTTCCAGTAACAATCGAACATGTCGCTGCAGCACCTGCTCCTCCACCACCAGAGAAGGTAATGATTGGAGGTGAGGTATAACCACCACCAGCATTTGTCATTAATATTTTTTCAATTGATGTGACATTTGCTCTTGTTGTTGTTATCGCAACTGCAGTTGCATTATCTGATGCTTGTCCACTTGGAGATGTGCTAATTGCAACAGTTGGAGCACTCGTAAATCCAGAACCATCATTATTTAAAAATATCTCACGAATATGTCCAGATCTTAGAATTGGAGTTGCTGTTGCAGTTCTACCCACTCCAACAAGTTGCAATGTAGCAGTATATCCCTCATCTTGAACCTGAGTGTCAATAAGATCAATCGAAGTATCAATAACCTCATCTTCATATTCAAATAATTCACATTTTAGTTTATAAACATAATTCTTACCTAATTGATAGAATGGATCTTCATGTTCTACAAACTTTATTTCAAATAATCTTGCACCTAATGGAAAAAATACCAGATCACCCTCTCTTGGTCTTGTTGATAATTCAATATCATCTGAAGATTCTAAGAAAGGTGCTATGAATTCCTCAAATCTTTCTTTTGATACAGTGAGTTCGACTTCATCTCTTAAACTCATACCAAATTTGGTTAAAACATCACCAGCACCTGAATATCCATCATAAGAATTGACATACATCTCTACAGCAAAGTTATCATCAAACTTTGATGCAGTTACCTCTTCAATAATAGTCGCTCTATTAACAAATTTTCTTGGAATATATGTTACTTCTATGCCATAAATTTTAAGATGTTCGTTAATTAGATCTTGTACTAATCTCTGTTCACCTTGAGTTCCTTGCTGAAAATACGGATTTAATGCCATTATTCATCACCCAATAAAATCTAGAGGAGGCATTTCGTAATCCATCGCTGATCTATCCCTTAATTGTTGTAATTCTTTTACTCCTTCATCATAAATTTCTCTACCATTAAGTTCAATACCACCAGGTAGTTTTGTTCCTCTAAATTTTAATAGGTTTGCCCCCCATTGTTTTTTAATCAAAGCAGTAAAATATCTTTTAACAAAAGGATCATCATATATTTTCTCTGTATCTAATGCACGGAAACAATCAATTACAATAAATTCATCCTTTTGTTGTGCTCCCCAATCAATATCCAAATATAATTTATCTTGTCTTAAATTAAATCTGATTTGTTTTTCAGTTGTCAATAAATGATCAATATCTTCAAGATATGTTTTTGTCATCGCATATTGCAACAAATTTACTGAATTAAAATAATACAAATCATTTAAAAACAATTGATACTTAATACTAAACATTCCACCTGAAATAGAACTCGTATCAAATTTAAAAATTCGATTTACTCCTAATATATTATCTGGAACTGCTAAAAAATTTGAGGTCTCATAAAATTCACTTGATACGGTGGTTGCAGTATTTGTTGATATACCACTTGTAGTAACAATTCCAACACCACCTGTTCCCTTTGCTGTTCCCCTATCAATATCATCTTGAGTAATTTTGTATTTAAGATACATTCTCTCAATACCATCATAGTGACGTTCTTGATATATCTGAATAGTATCACTCGCAGCATCATGAAGTTGATCGTCATCAATATTGATCTCTAAAATAGGTGCTCCTAATTGACGCAAACCGTAGTTGATAAGTTGTCCTCTATTTCTTGGCATTGTTTTTAATCACCTTTAAGATTTGCGATTTCTTCAAGTAATTCATTACGTTCTTTCTCAAAATCGTTTTTTAGAGTTTGTAATTTTGCCTCTAATAAAACATTTTGATTAAGTGCAGATGCTAATCTAGAATTATATAAGTTGACGAGTACATTTACGTCCACTTCACTATTTTGTTGCATATCAGAAGGTGCCTCCGTCTAGGGTTGAAGTCCAATGTGGTTTATTTGTATATATTACGCTTACAGTGTTAGGAACTGACGCTAGATTTGATAATCCACCATTATTTCCTTCTTTTCTAAGATTATTAGATGTGTTAAACGTACCTTCTACACCAATCAAATTCACAGAAGTACCACCAGTTACTCCACTCTCAACAACACCAAAAGCACCTGTTGAGTCTTGTTTTATTATATCACCAGCAGCAACAGTAATCGCTGAACTTAATGCTAAAGTATTTTTAGTGATAGCAGTTAATATTTGCTTAGAAGTAATAACTGGTGATTGAGGGTTATTAGTGGATCTTTGTAAACCCTCACTATCAAACCAAACAACACCACCTGAAGCAAAGTCACCAGACTGATAGTAGATACCTTTGATATCAAGAAATCCTTTCGTACCAGTTACAACACTTGATGTTATTGTTCCGTCAGGCACATAAGTCCATCTACGACTATCATCACCATGTGTGCCATGATTTTGGGCACCAGCACTACTTGAAGCGATTGAACTATCATCAAGTCCAAAGAAACCTTCATTTGTATTTGCTGTTCCTGTTCCAGTATTGTATTTAAAACTTAAACCACGATCTGTGTTAGTATCTACAGCATGAGTGATGGTAAATTGCGATCCAGTAGAAATACCTGAAGATGTTGTACCCAAGAAGGTAATCATCTTAGCACTATTATTAACAGAAGTAATTGTTGTAAGTCCACTATTTGGTAAACTTGTTCCAGCAACTAAATCGTTAACGTTAACACCTGTGACAGAATCAATAATTGCAGTTGAAACACCACTAGAAACTGTTTTCATGACAGTTCTTGTACTAGTAACGTCACCAACGGTCATTATTGGATCATTGACTGTTGATTGTGTTGAGTTGATAGTGGTTGTTGTTCCATCAACTTGTAAATTACCTTTGATGATTACATCACCTTCATTGCTTAAACCATCTGGAAATGGGTCAATGAATATTTTATTACCTGAACCTGATACTGAGGATATAACATTATCATCGATTTTTATCTTATCAATTGTGGCATGACCAGGTATGGTAACATTACCTCCTATATTGAAATTACCACCAATATTTAAATTTTTCTCAATACCAACACCACCCTCAAAAACAACACTTCCTGTATCTTTAGATATTGACTGTGTTGTTCCATCAAATGATATTTGAAGTGTTGATAAATTTGCCCCACCAAATCTTAACTTATCAATTCCATTTTCATCATATTCAATTGTAGCATCTGGAATTGATAATCCATCTGATCCACCACCAAATCCAAGTTTATTATCATCTGGTATAACAACTGATCCAGTTCCATTTGGATTGATAGTTATATTACCATTAGTATTCTGAGATGATATTTCATTACCATCCATTCTTAAATTATCTACATTCCACAAATCTACTTTTCGATCAGCATCAAGAATCGCTACAATACCACCATCACTATTTCTTGTGTTTGAAACACCTGCTATTGATCCAGCTTCATGTTCCATCATTGATGTGTAAAAATGTCCCGCTATCGGATTAACATTCGTACCATCATCTCCTAAAAATATTCTATCTTTATATTGATTTGTGCCACCAAAACTACCAATACCAGTGACATACGCCATCTCACCCCAATTCAAACTAGCAGGTTTGGCTGTACCCGATGATCGTTTGATTCTAATTATACTAGCCATTTAGAAATTTCCTCCATTAATGTCTAAATTCTGTGTTGCACCAGGCGTTAATTCTAAGGTTGCATCAAATTTTTTTGTTACACCATTAAAAACAAGAACCATTCCATCGGATAGAGTTCCAGTTACATTCACATCACTTAATTCTGTTAATGATAGAGTTTGGGCACCTGCCAGAGATGAAATCACCCTTGTGGCATTTTGTTGTCCAACTCTGACTTTTATATCTGCCATCTAGATAAGCAATTCAGATCTAAAAAGTATTTATATTTACTATGATGTTATCTTTGAGGCAAGATCATTCAACATGGATTTAAGTTCTTCAATCTCCTCTTTCATAGATTTCATTTCTATTTCTCTATCTTTATTTTTGTTTCTCATACGAATATAATTTTCATAACCGATCTTATCTTTGTTGAGAATAGCATTAGTATTATCGTCACGATAAAGGTTCTTATGACCTTCAACTGGGATCATTTTACTCATATTCCTAATTTATCATCGATATCTTTATTTTTTGTTCTTTTATCTTTCATCTGTTGCAGAAACCTTTTAGCATAACTATCACCTTTTTTTGCTTTGTCCTTCATCATATCTCTAACAAGTTTAGCATTTGGATTACTAAATCTTCCTTTCGCTCCCTGTCTAGGAACTTCTTGACCTGCAACGAGACCTTTTTTAAAGTCCCTCATTCCTTTCTTTAAAGTTACCTTTGCCTTTCTACCTAATCTTGACAATTCATCAGGCATTCCCTCACTGTCCTTTGGCACTTTTCTTTTCTTTGATTGCATAATCATTCCAGATGCACCGATCCCAGTCATCAAGGCAGGAACAAGTTTACTTCCTGCTTTTATAGCAATCGCACTTTCAGTTCTTGTATACTTATCTATTAGTTTATTTTGTTTTTTTACTTCACCAGGTTTTGCAATAATCATATCATTGTCACGCACATTATTTTCTCTATCCATTAATCTTTTCTCCATCGCACCAATTTTTCTTTTTTTATTTTTTCTTCTTGCTTGCATTATCATTCCAGCAGCACCAATTCCAGTCATCAAGGCAGGAACAAGTTTACTTCCTCCCTTGATAGCTGCTGCAGCAACACTTTCTTGAAACTGATTGAATGTTTTCATTATGCTAATGCGATTACTCTATAATCTTTAAGTTTGACTGGAGTAGACTCATTAGTCGAACTCATTACAATCTTAACAGAAAAACCATTAAATTCTGGCAAATTATCAACAGTAAATTGATATTCAGAAAATTCATTTATTCTATTAGGTTTAACAGGAGCGTCTGCTCTTCCATCATTCAAACCAACATCAATAATATCATCACCATAACCGTCACCATCAATATCTTTTAAGTTTTTGAAACCAGGAAACGCTCTATATGTAGTTGAAACCTCAGATGAGTCAGCACTAAACAAACGATAATAAACTCTGAAATCTGCATCAGGTTGAACACTGGCACCCACTAAAACTTTTAATGATGTTGCTGGTTGTTCAAGGAATACAGGATCTGAAACAAATACTGATCCATGAGGATCATTTTTTATTTGTGCACTACGTGCATCAGTAGCATAGTTATCCTTACCAATAGGATCATTAATTTTATTTCTTCCTAAAATAAATGTAGCATTTTTAATATCAAGAACAGGTGATAAGTTTGGATCATCAGAATTCATATCGACTGCTAATGATAGTGATTTATTTTTAGGTAATTCTGTCAAGTGCACATCCTCATTTATTTTTGATGCAACAAGTCTAGGTGATGGGAAGAATGTTGTGCCATTAAGTGTAGTTGGTTCAAATCCCTGATCAATAAATGGAACTTCATTACCTCCAGCACTTGTACCACTAACTGTTCTCACACTAGAATTCACTCTTGTTGTTTTACCAGGTGTAATACAATTAAATTGTGCTTTAAATGTACTGAACTGATGGTTTTGAGATATTTGAATATTTTCTCCACCAAACGCTTTTTCACCTGTAAAACATATTTGTTGCCCTTCCTCACGAACAGGATCAGTAAATGACTCTACATCAACTGTAACAAAATATGAGTCAATAGTATTTGGATTGGCAGAAATAGTAAATGTAGTATTAATACCAACTAATGATATACCACTCGCTTCATAAACTTGAATGTCTGTCCCAGAATCATGAGGAGAGGCAAGTGAATCAAATTTTGATCTTCCAATTGTAAGTTGTCCTTCTCCAATCACGTATGAAACTATTTCAGATCCAAGTAATGCTTCACCTTTATGTGTTGTTATACCATTATAAGATGCAAATGACGTAGTGTCTGCAACTGAAACAACTGTTGCATCTGCTGAAATTGCTTGTGTTATTTGAGTAATAGTTGTGTCTGGTTGAACATTTTGTAATTTAACACGGTTTATACCAGAATGATGGGCATGATTAAATTGTGTGATTTCAATTGTTTTCCCATCAAATTCAACACCATCAATACTAATTGGAGTGGAGTCAGTATTTACAAAAACATTTGGTATAGGGTTTCTTGTATTATTATTTGATCCATATTCAACCATTTGTTGATTATCTACAAATCTTTTACCCTGAACATCGGTCAAGAATAATGTATCAAATGTAGTGTTAATTGCAGTTACAACAAGTTTAAATCCTTGTCCTTTATCAACATTTACATTACTATTATCAATTGTTAATACTTCACCTTTTTGATAACCAGATCCAACAGTTAAATTGGAAATACCTGTTATGACACCATTAACTACAGTTACAGTGCACTCAGAACCTGTTCCACTTCCTGTTAATGAAATTAAAGGTATATTACTAGTATTACCAAAAGCATAACCAGAACCACCAGTTACAATTTCAAATCCTGTTGATCCATTAGTATCGATAGGTGCACCTTGACCTTCAATGATACCAGTTATATTGTTATCATCTGATGCTTGTCCAGAATTTGTACTTACTTTTCTTCCAATTGGAAATTCATTAATTGTTCTATTTCCAGATCCATCTATTTTTACTTTGAGTTTTCTTGGTAAAGAACGTAAGGCATTTACTGGCAATAGTGATGTATTCAAGTTGCCTGGTTCAATAGATGAATTAAAGAATGTTGCAGTTCCAGATGATACAAATGATGCTTTACGTAACTTGAAGCATAAGTCTTGATATTGACTTGCAGTCCAAATAGTTCCATTTTGGGATTTAAATAAACTACCTCCAATGTATTGCTTACTTACAACAACATTTTCAACATCTGGTAAATTGGATGTTCTTATAGTTTTTTCACCCATTGTTGCACACCACATTTCATACTTATCAGAGGCAGGTGCTAAGAATACGAGTGCATATTCTTTTTCTGGTTCAAGATAAATTGGTGATGGGAAACTAATTGTAGTTGCAACTGATGCGTCATCAGAGACATTAATTTGATTTGGATTTAAAGCAACTTGTGCAAATTCTGCTACCAAAAATCTAGTCGGTGTTCCTAATTCAACGTGTCTTAATTCAACAAATAATTTTGCTTTTGGATCTTTTGATGCAAAGAATACATCAAAAGAGGTTAAGAAAGCACCAGTCTCATCAACAGTAAATGATTGAGCAAGAGGATCTCTATGAGGAGCAGGTATAAATTTTCTATCTACATCTGTTCTCTGTGTTACATTGAATGTAATTTCATTTTGTCTCTGGGGAGGTGCGGGTGGATTTCTAACCTGAACAGTGGATGTATTCTGAGTTAATATCGTACCAGTGCCTGTAAAGGTACCAGAAGCGTCACTAGCGAGTGCTGTTTCACCTGGTAATGGAATTACACCCTCTGGTGCTGCGGTCACTCTGAACGTCTTTGTACCAGATTTAAATACAACAGGTGGTAATGGTTCAGTATTTGCATTTCTAAAGAAGAATGCTCCAATCAAATCTCCCCAATTATCTGAGAACAAGTCAATACTTGTAACTGTTGCCACAGCACCACTTGTTTCTCCTATTATTCTCGCACCTTTGACGACATATCCAAAATAGTTTTCTAAATTTGCTAAAGAACTAACGTCAATATTTAATAATTGAGAAGTTGCCGAATATGTATCCGATGGGGCAGGTCTTGAACGATCAAAGATATCAATTTCATATTTTTCGACATAAACTGAAGGAGATCCTAATCCTGCACCAACATCAGGGCGATTAGTGTCACCAAATTTATGATTTGGTGCTTGCAATTTAACATACCCTATTTGCACACCATTTTGTTCAATACGTGCATTTTCATAAATTATGAATGCACCTGTAGACATACTAATTTGAATTAATTTTGGAACAATATCTGGAGTTCCATTATCGAGATAATGATAATGTCTAGTTGTTGCCTTTAATCCATTTGCAGCGAAATAAACATTTCTAGATCTCATGTAAGGATCTGCTTTACCACTTATCTTAACATCTTCAATGTAATCATACTCTCTTGCACTTCCCTCAAGAACATTAGTAAACGATCTTTCAGTACGAGTAGTATTTGTTGTGGTGGTTGTAGTGATTATTTCTCTATCTGATAAATCGTTATCGAAATGTCCTCTTCTTTCAACATCAACATCTGTATCAGTTGTAGTGGTTCGAGAGACTATATTTGCTTGTTCTACCCATCTGTTACCAGTTGACTCAGTTCTTACATTATCAATATAAATTGTTCTTGCCCAGTTATCAGAAGGAGGATCAATTATCACTTGACCAGCAAAAGCAATAACCTCAAATGGGTTTACATTTTCTTTTGTGGTTGCATGTGGTTGATTTAACCAATCAACTTCTGTATAGTTTAGAGTAATTATATCTCCACTTTTTTTACAATTCGGATCTAATAATTCTAAATTTGAATTTAAATCAGCAGCGTTGACATCAATAGCTGGATTGACTGCAAGTTCTGCTCTCATCGACCAAAAATCAACCGCACTTATTAATTCACGATGAAATACGTCTACATCACATCTTGAACCACCATCAGTATTAAAATTAATAAAATCTCTATTTTTAAAATTATTAACAGCAAAACCAGATTTAAATCTATCTAATCCATCAGCATCTCTTACTTGGAATGATTTAGTATCAAGTTCAAGTGCATTTAATGTAGTTACTGTTTCTAAGTTTATAATTCTTTTCTCAAGTGCACCAATATCTCTCATCGTAAATCTACGATTATCTTTCATTTTAATAGATGGTTGACTATCAACATCGTAGAGATATGGAGGTAATACTATCTCTGCTATCTCCATAGATGGTCCTAACTCTGTAGGTGCAGAAGGATCCTCAGATGATTCTCCTTTAATTAATTTTACCTCTTCAAATTGATTAATGACCAATTTGTCAATTCTTGGTAGATAATGACTAAATCCCAATATAGAACTCTCATTTGGTGTAATGATAAATGGTTTAGTGTGTACAAATGATCGATTTGAAAATGCAAAAGGTGATCCAGTATCAGAAGCAGGATCATAATCACTAACTATTGGTCTGAAATCAAGGAGATCTGACGCTCTATCAAACTCTACAGATGGTATATCTTTCTCAAATCTATCTGCACTATAAGAATTAACTGTAAATACATCACCAGTGTCAGATGATGGAACTGCATATTTGTTATAAATTACAAGAAGTTTTTTGCCAGGTATTGGTGAATTGTCTTTTCTTACGAGTTTGGAAATACCAGCGTATTGACGATTATGATTTTTATCTAATGTATAATTTGTAGTTCTGTTGACATAATTACCTGTGGTTAAGTTTTGAAGATTTGTTTGTATATTAGACTCTTTGAATTTAATTTGTTCACCAATAACAAATTTATTTGCATTTAAGTATACAAATTCAATTTCATTTGTTGTTCTTGAAACAATTTGTCCCACAGCACGACTTTCTTGTCCAATTAGTTGTTCACCTATAATTGCATTAGTATTCAGATTTAAACCGTTAATAAACGTTAATTTATCTAAAACTGCTTTAGACGTTGTTTTAGATTCATAAATTGCCACAACATTAACAACATCGGGAGTATTTAATGATATTTCTTCATCCTCTACTCTTAAACCATAACGAATATCTTGTGTGAGACCTCCTGTGATTGATAATCCAGAAGTTCGGGTCACCTCTAATTGTTCACTTCTTACAAAAGATTTTACTTTACTTTTTACACCAACTTTTTTTAATGTAGCATTTATAGTAACGTTGGTAGCATTAGGTGTTAAACCACTAAATTCAATTTTCGTATTTCCATTTGATAAAGTTACTTGATCAGAAGTTAATGGTTCTATATCTCCACCTGAATAATGTATAGAATATTTTTCTGCATCAAATGGTTCAAAGAATACACTTGTGATACCAGCAGATGCGTCTAATACAGTGTTAGATGTTAATTCTGCTTTTCCATCTCCATCAACAGATACAGTATTTTCTTGTACACTAATAATCAAATTAGAATTAGAAGTATCAACTATTGAAATATTCTTCTTTGGAAGTCTTGCAAATATACCAGTTTGATTTGCTCTGACAATTTTTGGAACTTTAATTGTAAAATTAGTATTTAAATTTCCAGGAGTTGATCCTATAGGATTACCATTCATAACACCACTAACATCATGAGGAATACCTTTTAAAGTAAGTGTTTGTCCATTATTAGTTATTTCTTCAACTCTTAAAAATACAGGATCAGTTGATGTGTCTTTATATCCAATAATTGTATCCGTTTTAATACCAACTTTTCCAGAAAATCTACGACCAGCAACTGTAGCACTGCTTGTATCTGAATCTGTGTGTGTTAAAGATAACACATCATTTATAGAAAAATTAGGTAAGATACGATCATAGAGCACAGCATCAGCACTAAAATCTTTTGCTAAACCACCTATAGTAGATGAGTCTTGATAGACAGACTTAATATCATCAATACCAAAAACATTTACCTCAGTAATTGATGCTCTTTCGGTATGCAATTGCTCATCAAAAACAATCTCCTCCCCTTCGATAAATTCACCTGTGGTTTCACCTAGTGTAAGATGACCTGCTGCTGGTTGATTTGCTGCTTCCGCACAAAAAGCAACAGCACCACTTACAAGTCCTCTAACTCTTGTTCCTTTTACTGCGTTATTAGTTGCTGAGACTTTAAGTATAGTAAATGTTTGAATGTCATATAAATGAAGATCAAACTCAGTGGCAGCATTTTCATATGGTGCATCTGAAACTCCAAAAGAATATACTCTCGCTTGTCCAATTTTTAAACCTCTTCCTGTTGCTGGTATGCTATTATTAGGAGCCGCCCCTGTCTCTGCAGGAGATCTTCTATTGTATAAATCAATAACATTAGGATTAGCTTGTGATGTTGATTTACCTCCAATGTTAATAAATGGAGTACCAAAAGCACGATTAACCTTAAGTAAACTTCCCATCTTAAAGGGTACAGAAGATGATAATACCGATTTTGTATCTCTAGGTTTCTCTACATCTACCACTGTAGTACCTGGTAGATAAACATCAAAACCTCTAACGTACGCCTTACCTGGTGATAGTTTTACACACATCAAATCATTTGATGGAGTATTACCTTGATCTGTAAGTTGATTTGATGTATATAATCCTCTTGAACTTACTTCATCGTTTAATGAATTTTGAATATTTACACGGAATGGTTCTACTGCATAATTACCAGATTCATCAAAAGTTCTTTTTGCAAAATATTTTTTGATTTCTGAATATACTGTTGTATCTTGAAGTCTTTTTGTCTGACCATCTCTTATTCGGAATAATTCAACAAAATTAGTATCATTTTCATCTTGAAGAGATTTTTTTGCTAATTTAGTGGTAATTTTAAACCTATCTGCACCTGGTGCTGCAAAATTAGTAAAACCTTTCGCATTATCATATAATGAAGAATCATCATTTGCATTTACGACTTCTTCAATAATCTCTAAACCAACTCTGTATGATGGATTATTTGAATATGGATCAAGAACTATTAATTGAGTTTCTACGTCCACAAATATTCCACGCATGAAATATACACCTTTACTGATACCAAAGGCAGATCCAACTGCAGTTGCATCTTCAGGTACTAATGTAAGAATTGTTTCCTCTGTGTTCAGAGTTGTATTTCCATAAGTTAAATTTTCTTCAAGTATCAGAACTTCTCCGTTTGGAAATGCTACACTCTCTCCATTATCACCTGATTGAATATACTTAACAAAAATTGTAATATCATCAACACCTTCGCTAGGTGGTAAAATAAAGTTTTTAATTGTTGCAACAATACCAGAATTTTGACCTCTTACTCTTGTGCCTTTACCATTATTATTTGCTATAATATTGTTTAAGTAAACTGATACATCAATGCCAAGGTGTGTTGCGTTTACTTTTACAGCAAAATAAGCAGGATCATACTCTATACCACCTGGTATAACCATTGATCCTTCTTTGAATACATGTTTACCGAAAGATTCAACTTGATTTTGCAATATTGATTGCAATCCAGTTAATTCTCGTGCTTGTACTGGATGACCTGGTCGGAATAAAACTTTATAAAAGTTTTTTGCCTTATCAAAATCATCATAGTAAGGACTGATATTTAAGTTTGTCTTTTGTGGCATTGTTAGAATTCGAGTATGATTTTAATGTCTTCCTTCTGTCGAGAATTTCTGACAATTACTGGTCTATTGTCCAAATATACTATTTCTCCCGACCCTTTATTTATCTCAGGTTGAGATAACCCTCCAGTAAACTGAATTCCCAAGTTAACCAGTTTACCTCCAGTAGGAGTGACAGATGATTGATTAAATGTTTTATCAACTTTTCCTGAAAACTCTACTGTTCCTCCAACTTGTTGCTTTATCTCTGCATCTGATGACTCAAATTCATATATTCTACCTATAGTAGATATACCTGCATAATCTGTTTGGTCATTTTTTGATGAATAATTTAATGACCTATCTCTAAAATATTTAAGAACCTTAGTATCTTTATCAAATGATGCGATGTATCCAATCGCTTCTTTACCGTTATTTGGAGAAATAGTTAATAGTTGTTTTATTTCCTCACCGACAACTGCTGTTCCTGATACAGTATCGGGATCAAATTTTATGCCATGTAATGTAGTAAATGTTTGCTCGGTAAAAATGTTAGTGGTTCCAACCTTTGTTGGATTTTTAACGATGCCTACTTGTGCAAATTGAGTATCAATTGGAAAATCATTAGTTGAGTCATCAAATCTTGCATAAACAATAACCTTATCTGTGCCTAATTCTGTATAGATGTCAGATCCATGTCCTAGTTTAGGTGGAATAATTGGCACTAATTTTGCTTTATCATTAGATGAATGACTTGCACCACCCACTCTCAATTTATCAAGATTAATTAATCCATAAGAATAACCTTTACCACCAGAACTTACAGTCACATTAGAAATTTTATTATCAACAATATCTACTCTAGCTCTTCCTCCAGTTCCATCACCTAATATATCAACTTCAAATCCATTGCCAGTGGTATAATTATCTCCTGCGTTTTCAATATAAACATGTTTTATTTGATTATTATTAACATTTGAGTCACCATTCTCTCTCACCGCCCTAATTTGACTATCTGTGCTTGTTGCCCAATTGTTCGGAACAGTAATATATTCTGTTGAGTCAAATTTAACTATATCACTTGGAGAAATAGTAAATAAGTATTTCCAAATAAATCCATCACCACTGTTTCCTGCTTTTGATGGTTCTAGATCAGTAAATGTTGGTTCATCTTGTGATACATTACCAAGTTCATTTGTTCCAGTTGATCCATTATCGATACAAATATATACTTTAAAATCAGAATTTAAAACATAATAATTGGCATCATATAATCGATTAGATTTTGTAAGTGGACTTTGATTTGATGCACTGTAATCATCCCTATAAATTTCATATCTTTGTCCTTGAACCCAATCAACTCTTCTTATAATTCTTCTAATATTTGCAGATGAGACTTTTCTACCAAAACTCATCGTATCTCCTGCATGAGCACGATAAGAAAAACTATCCACTGGTGCAGGAGTTTTACCTTCTGTGTTCCAATCTGTAGTTCTACCAAATCCAACCCTGCCTGGAGTTGTGCCTTTTGGATTTGCCAATCCTACAAAGACATAATATGAATTATTTGTATTTTCGACTGACTCTACAAAATTAGTTGCGTTTAGAATTCTAAACTGATCAGTAACTATTGCTGGCATCGACTCTTAACTTTTCTTTTTATTTATAGTGGTTCATCAATCAAAGTCCAAATACTCTAATTGCACCAGTGGATCTTAGACCTCTTACTGAAGATCCTCCAAAGTGTTTTCTTTGTATTGTTGGGAAGGTTGATAGTCCAGCATCAACTGTCAATCCTGACACACCAATTGCAATTGGATTAGATGAGCGTTTAACATTATTTCCATATAATCGACCCCAATGGAATTCACCAATAGAAGTTGTAAGACCAATTTTATCTTGATTGAAGAAACCCTCTGTATTAATACCTGCTATATTACTACTTGTATGTAAATGAACTGTAATTATACCTATAGATCCATCAGTGGTAGGTGGGAATTGAACGATGTAAACATTATCAAGGAATGTATTTCCAATACCAACTGTTCCACCTGCATTGGTACCAAATACAGATCGAGTGCCATCACCCACAGATGTATCTTTTACTAATATAGGATATCCCTGTTTTAAATCACTAGCAGCAGCAGCATGAACAAGTTTATTTTCCTTATTTTTGGTAACCGCACGATAAAATATTTTAAGTGCGGAATCAAGAGAACCATTTCTTTTTACTTGTTCAATACCTGTAATTATACCAGTGTAACCTTGAACATTTTCTATACCTGTAATTTTCTCAGTCTTATATGCAGGTGGGTCAATAATAACTTGTGGTGGATTTGATTGTGAATATCCAAAACCTGGATTTACTATTGATACAGAATTAGGATCAATCGATCCATTTACAACACTAATTGTTGCTATTGCAGTTGATCCAATACCAGTGATAGAGTTAGATCCATCGGGGACAAAGACAGTTGTGAATCCAACAGAGAATGGTCTCGATAATTTAATTGTAGCAGATCCACTGTAACCTGATCCTGGTTCAGTAATGTTTATTCCTGTAATAGTTCCTGTTGCACTCACTGTTGCTGTCGCTGCTGCACGAATATTAGTGGTTTCACCATGTGTTATGAGTGCATCAACTCTAATATCACCTGATTGATTATATCTATCTTTTTCATATAAGAATGAAGTTGCATCATCAACAAAAATACCATCACCAACCAAAGTACCTGGACCATTTGTTGTTGTTAGATCACCAATAATTTTTGCGGTAGGATATATTTGTGGTTCAATTGAAGATCTTGTTTTAGGAATTATTTCACCATTAATTACAATATCTGTTTTTTGTTTTTCAAATCTTACAGGTTTTTCCTGATTTTCATCAATTCCAAGACCTGAATAAACATCAGTTTCAATTACCTTTGCTCCTAAAATTTGTTTGGTTATACGATTTTTTTCTTGGGTAGAATTACTAATTGATACATCAATAGCATCATTACGTAAAACTCTAAATTGATCACCTCTCTTTATTTCTTCTTGGATGTCTTTTATCTCGACATCAACATTCTCCTCTCCTTTATAGAAGAATATATCTATGTGATCATGATCATTTAAATCTGGACCTGTCTCTCCAGTGGGTGCCTCTTTAAATGTGACTGTAGATCCACCTCGGAATTCATACGATACACCAGGTTGTTGTAAAACTCCATTTACAAAAATAAGTAATACTGCGTCTAAATCAATCAATTGTGATTGAGAATTTGTATCATCTTTTTCAAAACTGAGAGGTTGACCATTGAAAAATAGTGGGAATCTTGTTCTCTCTCCATTCTGCAAATTCTTGATATCATCAATGTAATCTATCTCTCCAAATTGGAATGATGAAAAAGTATCTCTGAAAGTATCAATCACCTCAAACTCAAATTCTTGAATTGGTGGTAAACCTTGACGAGTTAAATGTGCTGCAGTTATCAAACCAACTGGTCTAAATTTATCCCCTCTTCTAAATGAGTGACCAGGTCTAGTAATTTTAAATTTACTTATTTCAAATAAAGTAGAACCAATACCTACTGTTGTAGATGATGCACCAACTTCAACATCAACAAGTAAGTTTACACCTGTATCAGTAGTAGGTCCAACCCCTATTCTTGAAATACCCTCCACCTCTAGATTTTCATATGTTGGTTCTGGAATGATAAGTTCTGGATTAACATAACTTGTTCCAGCAGAAACAATATTAAATGCTAAAGTTCCTCCAATACCAACAGTTGCAGTTATATTTGCACCAGTTCCACCACCACCACCTTGTCCAACAAAAATTGTTACTGTATTTGTTGTTGTAGATGTTATATCAGTGACTATACCAGCAATAGGATCCCCATTAGGACTACTTGTTATTGATACTGATCTTGGATATGGATGATTTCCAAAGAAATTGTCCTTGGAGCACTTAAATACAATTCCACCAGTATCAATGCCAATTTTGTTGCTGGTAGTTAAATTATGATTTGGTATTGTTAATATTAAATTACCTGTATGTGAAATATAATTTGCATCAGTTGCTGTGTAAGAGGAACCGTTGAAATCTCCTAATTTTATAGATCCAATACCTGCACTTACAAATCTATGCTCATAAGCAATATCTGTAACACCAATTGAAACTGTTGCTCCACGATATCCTGATCCAAATGTATTATCTGAGAAGAACTCAATAGCATTACCACCACCTTGATATGTGTGTGGTATTGTGCTTGTACCTGCTTGAACCTCAAATGTTCTCTCTGAGACAATACCTACAACAAATAAGGGTCTTTCATGATCTTGGAAGATCGTAGTTGTAACACCAACATATCCACCACCACCAATTGTTTTAACTGCAGTCGCAGTCGCTGACTCAAATTGGTGATCGTAAATATCACCTGGTTGGGATGCTCCTACATCTACCCTAAATGTATTTGTAGTTAC